CGCCGCTACGACGTAGGCTGTTGGACTTTGGTAACGTTCTACAGCTCGGGCCTGTGCCTGACGGGCGAGTGGATTTGGGTGGACGGGACGGAATTTCAAAGTTTTTTCGGGAGTAAAGGTGGCGCTTTTCTTTAGCGGCACTTTTGACGTGAGCGACATTGAAAATGGAGCGTCCGGGGAAGCGGTCGCGCTCTGCGGGACCGTCTGTGAAGAGCGGCAAGAAGTACCATTCGAAGGCAAAGGCTACTTCCAATTACAACAAGGCTATGAACAAAGCGCGCTCGACTAAGTTGAGCGCGGCCCGTATCATTGCGAATGCCGCTACTTCTGGTTTTCTCGGGATTGAGAAAAAGTTTCTGGACATGACCAAGGCGCCTACTACGATCGTCGCAGCGGCAGCTTTGACGACCAGTTTGTACGATCCTACCTCCGGTTGCCTGTCGTGTCCTGCTCAGGGAGACACCGAGCAGAGCCGCGACGGCAAGCGCATCGTCATCGATTCTTTGATCATCAAAGGCTTTGTGGACAATGCCGGGACGGCCTCTACCGCCGTGGAGGTCGCCAGCAAGATTTTTGTCGCGATTGTCCTCGACACGCAGACAAATGTCGCGCAGATGACAGGCGAAGGGTGTTTCAAGAACCTCGGAGCTGTCGATTCTCTGAATGCCAATCCTACGAAGAATCTTCTTTCTGGAAATCGGTTTCGGATTTTGAAGAGCCAGGTCTTCGACCTGACTCCCAACGGTGCTTTCGCTGCCGGAGCAAATTATGCGTCGAACCAAGTTCGTCGCGATTTCGACTGGTACATCCCCTTTAAGGGGGGATTGCCCGTGAACCTCAACGCGGGCACAACCTCGGACGTCGCGAATGTCATCGACAATTCGCTCCACGTCGTAGCGTTTGCTACGCTTGCCGGGTGTGCCATCGCCTACAACGCCCGCATCCGTTTCCAGGGATAGGATGCCAAAGAAAATAAAAAATCAAAAATACGGGGAATCCCGGAAAATATTTAAATTGTTTAAGGTGTATGAAAGGTTTTGATGGAGCTTATGGCGGCCACAGCCGCGGGTATCCTGCTAAGCGTGTGCTTAGTGGTTCCAGTGACGATGATGCTGTGTTGTTGCCGTTTAACCGCCCGGTCTCCCCTGTTAGCGCGTTTCTTTCACAGAAGGAGTTGAAGTACTACGACACGTTCGTAGACTTTACCTCTCCTGGTACCTCGGCATCTTTTGCCGATTCCAACATTACCGCTAGCGCTGGAGCTTCCAAGGTGATTTTTAATCCAGGTCAAGGCGACTCGCCAACGAGTCGCGACGGCAACAGGATACTGGTCAAGTCATTGCATATCAAAGGCTCTGTTCGTTTGGGTGCTATCGATGATGGCACTCTGATTCCTCAGCCGCGCAGAATTTTCATCGCTATCGTTCGCGATTGCATTACCAACGGTGCTAGCAGCACCGGGTTCGACGTATGGGTTAACCCTTCTGGTGCGCAGCACCAGTTGATGAATGTTCACCGAAACTTGCTTTTCGGTCCGCGGTACGCTATTCTCCGCCAATGTCAGATCGATATGACCCCTACGGATTTTGAAGTTCTTACGATTACCGTGCCCGACCAAACCGCAACGACAGGAAGGTTGGAGTGTTTTGATTTTTTCATTCCTCTGGACGATCTTGTCGTTTTCAAAGCCAATGCCGGTGTTATTGCCGACGTTGACAACATATCATATTGGGTACATGCTTTCGAGTACCCTTTCGGCGCTGGCGCCGGAATAATATGTCCGCTTATGGAGATTAACTATAGTTCGCGTGTCCGTTTTATTTCTACGAACAACTAGTCTCACCAGGCCGGCCCGGCGAGGGCGCCCCGCCGGCGAGGCGAAAAAATTTGAATATTTGAATATTCAAACCACGCGCCAAAAATAAATAAAAAAAAATACCCGATTATGGGCGAAAAATATATGGGTCGGCCAGGATGCTACTGTTTTGGCAGTGTGCCCAAAAGTAAGTTTCTTATCTGTTGTTTCTAGATGCTACGCGCCCGGGAACTGGATACCAACATTGACACCGCTTGCGGGTTCAACCCTATGGCCCCATGGGTGGGCCCTCCCGAGGAGGCTGAAGAAAATTTCGAGATGGAGGGGGAGGAGTTTCACGAGCACCAGAGCTTCGAGGCCTCGGTAGGCGAAGTCGCCGAGGCCGCTGAGGACCCTCACCAGGGTTCTGAAGAACCGTGGGTACCCACGGAGGCTGAAAAGGATGCCGCGTCCCGCCTACGGGAGATGACCAAGTCCTCGTCCGCGAAGAGTGTCAAGCGACCCCGGTCGCCCCGTCCGTCGTTGGACGTCGACGACGACGTCCCTGATCTCGCAGAGATCTTCGACAACTACGATACGCCGCATCCTCTCCGGATCTCCATCTGCCGGGCCTATGCCTCGTACCTCGCCGCCATGCAGCCCAAGAAACCGCGTGCTGCTCGCAAGAGATAAATAAGATGCTACTCTTTAGCTGTTAGCCTACCTATTGCCGTTAGCCTACCTATATTGATGTTGGCCTGATTGGGGGGGCGCGGGCAGCCCCCCCCAATCGGCCTACCGCGCATTGCTAGGGCGGGTTCCTGCTATTGCCGTAGGGCAGGTTAGGGCGGGGCTTTAGCCCCCTTTCCCTTTCCGCCCCCGCGGGGTGGGGGCGGGGGCAACGCCCCGCGTAAGCCCGCAAAGCCCCCGGCAGGGCCCCCGGAGGGATAAGCCCGCAGGAGGCCGCTTGCGGCCGATAGGGTAGGAGGCCGCTTGCGGCCGACAAGACCCAGCTTGTACAAGCTGAAGAAGTGACCGCCTATATTACCGGTCACTTCTGGTTATTACTTCTGGTTTTTCTGTGTTGTGGAGGGTTTAGTCGTCTCTAGCAAAAGCGGATCCCGGTCTCGCCGCGGTGTAGCTTTTGCGTTTGGGGAGTGCAACGAGCCATGTCGACGCAGGCCCGTAACTACGTGTTTACTATCAACTTCGCCGACGGCGAAGTCACTCAGCTCCTCGTCGAGGAGTTTCCAGAGTGGCTGACATACGCCGTATGGCAGCTGGAGGTCGGCCACGATAATCACATCATGCACTATCAAGGTTACCTCGAGTGCAGTGGCAAGAAGAGTATGCTGCAGGTTCACGCAGTGCCGGGCTTCGAGCGTGCAGCGCTCATGGTTCGGCGGGGGACTGGTCCCCAAGCTATTGTGTATGCAACTAAGGTCGACACTAGGGTCGACGGCCCCTGGTATCACGGGGAGCCAAAGGAGCAGGGCAAGCGGAACGACTTGTCCGCGGTGAAACGCGCCATTGACGAAGGCGCGGCTGACACTGTTCTATGGGATGACCATTTCTCGTCTATGACGCGTTACCACAAAGCGTTTTCTACGTATAAGCGCGTGAAGGCCCCCAAGCGCGATTGGATCACCCACTTTCTTGTCGTTATCGGTCCGTCTGGTTGCGGTAAGACTCAGTACGCGAAGGAGTTCTTTCGCGGTGCTTATTGGAAAACAAATTCCAAGTGGTGGGATGATTACGACGGTCAGGAGTATGTCGTCTGGGACGAGTTTCAAGGACAGTATCCGTTTAGAGATTTGCTTCGCATTCTCGATAGCTCTCCACTAACAGTGGAAAGTAAGGGGTCTCATGTCAACTTCGTGGCCCGGTGGGTCGTATTTACTAGCAATTATCACCCGAGAGATTGGTATGACCCGCTTTCGATCAAGGTTGACTGGGATGACTCGCCGCTACGACGTAGGCTGTTGGACTTTGGTAACGTTCTACAGCTCGGGCCTGTGCCTGACGGGCGAGTGGATTTGGGTGGACGGGACGGAATTTCAAAGTTTTTTCGGGAGTAAAGGTG